CGTTCTCGATCATGACATCCGATAACGGATCGTTCTCTGATTCATCTTTGTTTGGACAGCAGTTATTCTCTGGCAAGGGTAAGTACATCACTCTTGTCGAGGGAGAACTCGATGCCCTTGCTGCTTACCAAATGCTCGGATCAAAGTGGCCTGTCGTATCCCTGAAGTCTGGTGCGAACTCAGCCGAGAAAGATATCAGGAAAAATCTAGAGTTCTTTAATCAGTACGACAAGGTTGTCTTGGCCTTGGACAATGACAAACCGGGCAAGGAAGCCGCAGAGAAACTAAGTCAGATCTTTGAGGTAGGTCAGTGCCTGATCATGCCCATGCATCGTAAAGATCCTTGTGAATATCTCAACGCCAATGACAGTTCAACATTCAGTCGAGAATGGTGGGAAGCAAAGCCAATCAGTCCTGATGGTATCATCTGTGGCACAGACATCTGGGACATTGTCAGTACCGAGTTGACTAACGAATCAATCGACTACCCATGGCAGGCCCTCAATGATCTGACATATGGCATTCGTAAAGGTGAGCTTGTCACAGTCACTGCCGGATCAGGCATTGGTAAGTCTGCCATCCTCAGAGAAATTATCTATCACATCCTACAAAATACCGACGAGAAAGTGGGTGCTTTGTTTATGGAAGAAAGCATCAGGCGTACTGGTCTGGGGCTCATGTCTATTGATGCGAACAAACAATTCCATCTACCGACTACCACGTATACCAAGGATGAGATGAGAACATCTTTTAAAAATACCGTGGGCTCTGGACGTGTGTATCTGTATGATCATTTCGGATCAACCGAGATCGATAATATCATCAACCGTATCCGGTATATGGCCAAAGGTTTAGAGTGCCAGTACATTTTCCTTGATCACATCTCGATCATCGTATCGTCCCAAGAAAATGGTGATGAACGGAAAGCACTGGATGAAATTGTTACAAAGCTGAGAATGCTGGTGCAAGAAACTAATATTGCATTGTTTATTGTTTCACATCTCAAGAGGCCACAGGGTGGTGGCCATGAAATTGGTGGAGTCACCACGCTTTCGCAGCTACGAGGCTCCGCTGGTATTGGTCAGCTTTCAGATATCGTCATCGGTCTGGAACGGGACAGCCAAGCAGAAGACCCTATCGCCAGAAACACTACGCAGCTAAGGGTTCTGAAGAACCGGTTCTCTGGTGAGTCAGGCCCCGGCAGTAAACTTCTCTGGTGTAAAGAGACCGGGAGAATGTCCGAAGTATTTGATGACATCAATGACACAACACATGAAGGTTTTTAAACATGTCAAAAGCACAGCTAAACCAACGAGCCATCGTCACTGGTGTACAGGGACAAGATGGTTACTACCTAAGCAGAATGTTGCTCGACAGGGGTTACCAAGTTACTGGTATAAGCCGCCGTCATTCATCTAAATATGATCGAGGTCCCGTACACTACGACTCAGAGTACCGAGAGATTGAGGGAGATATTTGCGACACCTCTTTTATGATGTCGTTAATTAAAAAGGAACAACCCAACGAGTTCTATAATCTGGCAGCACAGAGTCATGTTGGATACAGCTTTGAAAATCCTGATACAACCTTTGACGTGAATGCCAACGCAGTACTCGGAATGCTCGAAGCAATTCGACTCACATCCCCACATACCAAGTTTTATCAGGCATCAACATCTGAGATGTTTGGAACGGTGGCATCAGGTATGGCATCTGAACGCACCACACTTAGCCCTGCATCTCCTTACGGTGTTGCTAAGACAGCGGCTCATCATATGGTCAGGGTTTACCGAGAATCATATGGGTTGTTTGCATGTTCAGGTATCCTGTTCAACCACGAGAGTTCCAGACGTGGTAAAGATTTTGTGACACGTAAGGTGACAGCATTCGTGGCAGACTACAAACGATATGTCCCTACCACAGGCCAGAAGCTCAAGCTCGGTAACATCGAATCAGTCAGGGACTGGGGCTGGGCACCTGATTATGTGAGGGGCATGATGATGATGCTTGACAAACAAGATCCAGACGATTACGTTCTGGCAACGGGAGTTACCCGATCCATTCGAGATCTTCTGGACGTGGCGTTCAATCATATTGGAATACAGGATTGGACAGAAATCGTGGAACATAATACACCGGTAGATCTCAGACCTAATGATGTCACGAGGCTTTGTGGAAATGCAGACAAGGCACGATATGAATTAGGGTGGGAGCCAACGATTGGCTTTGAACGAATGATCAGGGAAATGGTAGATGCAGAAAAACCCCTATGGTAATAAATATATCCTTGATATCGAGACGGATGCCCTAGACGCAACAAAGATTTACTGTGTTGTAATTCAAAAGGTGTCTGAGTTTTCTGGGGTACAGGAAGTCAGCTTTGGAATTCCCGAGGTCTTCACCTATGGTGGGGGCTTCGGCTACCCAAGCCTCAACGATTTCAGGAAAAGATTCTTGGGTAAACACAATACTATTTTTGTGGGCCATAATATCATCAGTTTTGATATCCCAATTATCAACAGACTATTAAGGATGGACATACAGATCGAGCATCAGGCCGAGGATACTCTGCTGATGTCTCAGATTGCTGACCCGAGAAGAGAAGGCGGTAACTCCCTGAAAAACTGGGGTAAGATACTTAACTTTCCAAAGCAGGAGTTCACTGACTTTGCCGGGGGCCTTACTGAAAAGATGATTGAGTATTGTGTACAAGATGTTTCGGTAAATGCAAAAGTATGGATGACCCTGCGTAACAACAAAGATATACTTGAGAATGTTTTGCAAATGGAACGTCATGTTAGACACATCATAGACAAACAAAAAGATCATGGCTTCTGTCTTGATATGCCAGAGGCCATGATCTTCTACGCTTTTCTTGAAGATAGCCTTAACATTGCAGAAAAAGAACTTCAGGATATCTTTGAACCTACCACGATCCAGATGAAGACAAAGACAAAGATCATCCCCTTTAATCCGGGGAGCCGTCAGCAAATTGGTGACCGTTTAATTAATAAGTTTGGGTGGGAGCCGAAAGAGTTCACACCAACCGGACAACCAAAGATTGATGAGACAATCCTAAAAGATATAGGCAGTCCCGAGGCTTTGAAGATGGTAGACTACCTGACACTACAAAAAAGGAAAGCTCAAGTTCAGTCATGGATTGCTGCTGCTGATGAAGATAACATGGTTCACGGTAGTGTCAGGACACTGGGCACAGTCACAGGACGGATGACACATAACAATCCTAACATGGCTCAGGTGCCCTCTGTGAGAGCCGTGTATGGCGATAGATGCCGGAGCCTCTGGGTTCCAAAGGACCGGGTGAACAACATGTTGCTCGGCACTGATGCAGAAGGGCTTGAGCTTCGATGCCTTGCTCATTACATGAATGATCCAGAATTTACACGGGAAGTTTTAGATGGTGACATCCATACATTCAATCAGAACAAAGCAGGACTTGATACCAGAGATCAGGCCAAGACATTTATTTACGCTTTGATTTATGGGGCAGGTCCTGCAAAGATTGGTCAGATTGTGGGGGGAGGATCACGAGAAGGTAAGACTATGATAGATACTTTCATGACATCCTTACCAAAACTTCAGACCCTGAAGTCAAAGGTAGAACGAGAGGTTCAACGTGGATATATAACAGCGTTGGATGGACGACGTATACCAGTTCAGTTTCCCCATACTGCCCTAAACTATTTACTCCAAGGTGCTGGGGCTATCATATGTAAAACATGGTTGGTTCAGATTGACAGGGTAATTAAACAAAAAAGAATTCGTGCAGTTCCTGTTGCCAACATCCATGATGAAATCCAATTCGAAGTTAACAGAAAGGATACTGATGAACTAACTGATGCCGTCCATGCTTCTATCAAGAAGACCAAAACAATTCTTGGGTTTAATTGTGACCTAAATTGTTCTGTTGTAATTGGCGAAAGCTGGGCAGAGACCCACTGAAAATTTTCTCGGGTCGAGGGTTGACGACCCGTCGGCCCATCCCCACCTAGAGGGTAGGCCGGGAGAACCCGGATACCTAGCTAGATAGATACACACACACATAAAGGAACATATAAACTATGACAAAGAAGACAGTTGCTACTACACAAGATACTTCACCATCACGTTTCGTTCTCTCGGGTAAATTGTTTTACGGTCACCTACATCCCGACTTTCCTGACACAGCTTATACTCCACGCTGGGGAATGGCTCTGTCTCTGGAAGAGGACATGCAGGAACTTGCCCTGAATAATAACATGACG